CACCTTGGCATTTGCGGCATCCTGTGCCATGCTCTCACGATTTGCCTGTCGAGCCTTGGCACTGTTATCCAGCTCTGTTTTTAATTTTTGGGTATCGTTGACGAGTTTCCTCGTCTCGTTTCCAGCGTCTCCAATAGCGGCACTATATGCCGCAACACCTCCCAGCACTGCCGCAGTCCCTAAAACAGCCGCAACACCTGTTAAGTCACCGAATGCCGCCCGGAGGATGGTCACAGCCGCCGCACACGCTGTCACAGCCGTAGCCACTCCAGCCACGGCCGTTACTGTCCCAGCGAGTGTCTGTATGAGGACGGGATTCTCTTCAACAAACTTGGTCAGAGGCTCAAGAGCTTCAATACCGCTCTGCTTGAGCTGATTCAGAGTAGGCTCTAATGCCTCACCGATAGCCACCTTCAAGTTATCTGTCGCCGCCTGAAGTCGCTGATCTGTCATCTCTGCAGTGTCAGCCATGGTCTCGAATGCTTTGTCTGCCGCTCCCGTGGAGTCCGCTATGGCATTCATTGAGTCTACAAAGGCATCTGCACCAGCATTGAAGATGGTCACAGCTCCTCGTCCGGCTCTCACGTTTCCCCAGAGATTAGCAAAAGCCTCCGAGTCGCCGTCCACGGAGTCGCCGAGTATTTCAATGACCTCTCCTAAAGACTTCCCTGACTTCATGAGCTGTCCGAAGGATTTGCCTGTCTTATTTATCAATACCTCTGCCACATCAGAGCCATCGTTAGCTAATTCGGTCAGCAGACCGTTTATCATTGTCGTGGCATTGGCTGTGTTTATGCCGTTCTTTGTGAGTTGGATATATGCCGATGCGATATTATCCAGATTCACGTTATAGGCTGATGCAGTCGGGATCACCATGCCCATGCTCTCTGCTAATTCAGCCACAGTCGTTTTGCCGAGATTCTGTGTCTGGATCAGCGTGTCCATGATGTGGGCTGTGGTATTAGCCTCTTTGCCGTAGGCATTCGTGATGGTGGTCATGACATCCACGGCGCTTGTGACATCTGTGAAGCCACCCTTTGCCAGCTTCATGGCATCTTCCACAAAAGCAGTCGCATCTGCCGCATCTACACTTGCGGATATTGCCTGATATGTTGCCTCTGCGATCTCGTTGGCTCCCACACCATAAGTCGCCGCCAGCTCTTGCATACTCTTGCCCATGCCAGCGAGCTCTGTGTCAGAGACCTGTGCGATTGACTGCACCTTTGCCATGCTCGTCCCCCACTTGGTGGAGGCTTCCACACATTCGAGCATTGACTCTGCGACCTTCTTGGCTCCCTCGGAGATAGCCTTAAATGCTTCTGAACTTGCGAGGAGCTGAACCGCATCAGCCGTCTTTTTTATCTCTTCTCCAGCCCTGTCAGCCGTCTTCCCAAACTTGTCAATGGATGTGGCTGTGCCGTCAGCGGAGTTTTTTGCTTCTTCAAGATATTTGTCATTTTCTGCGAGCTGGTTATTAAGATTGACCAGATCGGCATTTGTATTGTTTGCCGCACTCGCATACTGATTCATCTTAAGGCTGGCAGAGTTGTAGCCGTTCTGTGCCTTCTCCAATTCCTTGGAGACATCATCAACGACCTTCTGCTGTGCCTTCAGCTCCTCATCCGTGGCTGTGCCGGATGCCTTCATCCGATCTAACTCTTTTTGAGCGTCTTGGAGCTGTTTGGAGTATGTGTTGATAGACTCCTCTGCCTTCTTCTGTGACCGGGCAGAGTCATCATACATCTTGTTGTATATCTCCAGCTTTTTGGTGGTCTGCTCTATCTGTTTATTGAGGATGTCTTCCTTCTGTGCCAGGGCAGTATAGGTGTTGGCTGTCTGCTGATTCTCGGCATTTGCCAGCTTCATTTCCGAGCGGAGCTCTTGGAGATTCGACTTGATAGCCTTTAGGTCTGAATTATATTTACTTGCACCCTCCAGCGTTATTGATCCGCCGATGTTCTTTGTAGCCATACAAACCTCTTAAATGCTGAATATTGAGTCTATCTTCCTGTGGGCTTGCTGATATGCCTTGACCTCTTTTTCCACATCCTCATAGAGCACCTGTTTTACTCTGAAGTTATGGACATATTTATAGGCTTGAAGCATATCGATATATTTTCCATAGGTATATAAATCGATGTCATTGTCCGGGATCAGGAACTCTATCCGCATCATCATATAAATGTACTCAAAGTCTATGCTGATGTGTTCCTCTTCCGGCTCGTTGCTCTTTTCGATTTTTTTTTAATGTTAAAGCAACGATTAAACTCCTCATGGAGTATCTGTGACAATTCATTGAATGGTATAGTGCAGAGCTCCCTGATGTCGTCAATGGTCAGCTCTTCCCATTCTGTCCCGGTCTGTCTTGTGTCTATTCTCTGCCCTTCCTTTATCATGAGGAATAAACCGAAGACAATAGCTTTTATCTTCGGCTCTCCTTGTAGGTTGAGGATAGCTCCCTCATCATTCCTTTTTATCTCACCATTTTCATCGAGTAGAGGAGTCAGTCCCATCAGATCCCTCTCAAACTTGTTCACCGATGTGAACTCCTCTTGGATAAGCTCCAGAACATTAAGGTCACAATAAATGGGATATTTGACTCCCTCCATCTCGATATAGGTCAATTCGATGTGTTTCATCTAATCACCATAAAAGGGAGCACCGAAGCACTCCCTCTCTCGTCCTTTTATTTATGCGGACACTGCCATGTTGAACGTGGTCTTGATGAATGCCAGAGCAGATGCGGCATCATCAAAGGGCTGTTTAATCTGCCATACACTGTTCTTGTCGCCGATTGCAAGACCAGCAATGGAAGGATTGCTGAAGGTGATGGAGTCGCCCTTTGTGGTGAAGCTCTCTGCACTCTCGGAGAACTGTGCACAGGTGATGATATATGCATAATACTTTTTGACACCGTCAACGACCTCATCGATGACCGTACCAACACCCACATAATTGGCTTCATCGGTGGTCTTCTTGGTCACTTCCCCGGTCATGGAGTTTACAGTGTGACCGAAAACAGTTTCAGCCGCCTCTGTGGGCAGTGTAGTGGTTCCCAGAGTCACGTTTGCGTTGGTGAACTGCTTTTCGTATTCAGCCTGTTCATCATCTCCGTAGAGTGATCCCTCTGAATAGTTGGGAGTCACCTCAAGGGAGACAGCCTTGCCACAGGTGAACCCGTCAGAGTAAACACCTGTTGACCTGTTATACTTGGCTATTACAGGATATCTTAAACCAAAATATGCCATGTTATGATTCCTCTCTTTCTTTAGTTATCTGAACCTCAAAAATGGTCTGCCGGATCGGTATCTGATTCTCTGTGTAGACATAGCTCTCACAATTCGTCACGATCCCGACTGACTCAAGGTATGTTTTGATGACCTCTTTTGTGGTCATGTAGTTATAGTCTTTAGGAGTGAATAGGTTTACAGAGACATAGGCGATATCATCGAGGACATCGTTATCACCGAAGAAGGCTGGTCTCTCGTCCTGATAGGTGAAGGTGATGTATTTATCACTCTTGCCCTCATAGATGTCCGGCACCACAGGGAGCTTCGTCAGGCTTTTCAATTCTAAAATTATTGGATTGATATTCATTTGTTGGCTCCTGTCAGCTCTTCCCACTTCTTCTGCAGTTTATCCATGATCTCGGCTTGACACGAGTTGACCGCTGGTGTCAGCCATGGACGAGCCGCTTGATGAGCGTTACCATAATTCAGCCAGATGGCTTTCAATGCGTTGCTCACGGCATACTGCCGATTATGAGTTGAACTTCCATAGTAGTGCTTTTTGCTCTGACCTTTGATGTAGGTGTTTGCTATCCATGCATCTGTCTTGGTCTTCTTCGGTCTGGTTACTGATATGCTCCCGGCGAGCTCTCCTGTCCCTTCATGGATGACACTCGTGAGGTGTCTCCTAATAGACTGCTCAAGGATTGGAAGAACCTCGTCAAGCATCTCTGGTGCCAATGCATCAAAGTCCTCTCCGAGAAGCTCTTGAAGATAGTCATCCGGGATGTTAAAACCTAAATCAGCCACTCTCAAACCTCACATTCTCTGCAAGTGTCAGCTCCACGGTCTCCTTGTCCTGTTTCTCGTATGCCCGATATACGGCATATCTGACTCCGTTGTAGTCGGCGAACTTCTGTCCGTCATACTCAAATGAATGCAAAACGGCAGTGTGCACAGCGTTTACACCGTGCTCTGCCGCTTGAAAGAACTCAACACCCTTGACTGACTGCATATTGCAAAAAACTGTCGTCTTTGTCTCTTCCCCGTAAGTAGGGAACCCGTCCGCATCCTGTCCGCTCGGATTTTCTGACACGAGCGTGATCTGGTCACTCCATTTGTTCATGCGCTGTCACCCCAATCTGTGTAGCCTGTAGCCATGGAGAGCTGTGCCTTCTGCTCATCGTATGCCTCTTTGATAGACTTCCAATGGTCAGATGTTGACGGCTCTCCAAAGTACAGTTTGCAGTAGATGACGATCGCACGGATGATGAGCGCATCAGTCGGAGTCACTCCCTGTTCCAGATCGGCATTCCTCACCCCGGCGATTCCCAGATCGAGCTTCGCCGCCTCGATAAGGTCATTAAGCTCATCATCAAAACTGTTGATGCTGATCCTCAATGCTGTTTTCACTTTTTCAAGAATTGTCTCTGACATCTGCGCTCTCCTTTATATTAGGCAGTAGCGTTTGATACGCTGATTACTGCAAAAGCATCATCGATGACAGGCTTGCCGTCACAGAGTGCGAGTCCTCTGTATACTGTGGAGCCCTTGCGGAACTCAACAGAGTTGTCGCTCTCGATGGTGATGTCCTTTGCGAAGTTGAATGCATATCCGGCACGGAAGTTACCGAACAGGAGATTATCGTAGCTTGCATTGTCTGCGGAGTCCTCAAGTATTACCCTGTGACCGAGCAGTGTGTAGATAGGAGCCCTGTCCACACCAGCGACACCCTGAACTACCAGAGGTCTCTTCTGGTCATCCTTCAAGGTCATAACCTTGTTAAAGAATGTGGTGGAGCTCATTACAAAGATTGCATCACGGTGATATGCGCCGGGAACTGCCGCCATAGCCGCAAGAATGTTGTCATAGGACACACTGTTAGCCACGGGAGTGAGTGCTCCGATGATTCCTGTAGGCTGTCCTGATCCTGTTCCGTTAAGAGTTGCGGCACAGATTGCGGCGATCATCTTCCTTGACAGGGTATCTACAAGCCAGCTCTGGAAAGCCGGGATTGAAGCCGCCTGTATATCAGCAGTGATCTCGATGGTCTTGATGAGCTTGTACATAGACAGGGAAACGCTGTCAACTTCATCAGCAGAGTCGGTTGAAGCTGTGCCAATAGCCTTCCAGCTTGCATCATTGACGGTCTTTGCATAGGGTACCTGAACATATCCAGGGAACCTCATGATGTTCATTTCAGCGTAGAGAGGATTGTCCTCAAAACGTCCATAAATCTGATTCACGAGCTCTGTGGGGATAACATCAGCCGCACTCGTGAGTGCTGTCCTCTCCTCAACAGATAACTCTTTGCCCATCAGCTTCTTAAGGTATGCATCCCTGTACTCAACGGTATCAGGTGTAAATGTTCTTTTTTCTTCCACGATCTTGTCCTCCACGATTGATTCTTTTATTACATCGTTGCGTTCAACGACCTTTGCCGCCAGAGCCGCCCTCTTTTCTGCGGCATCCTTCAGCTCGATAGTCCTTGCCTCAAGCGCATCCACTTCTGCAGTGAGCGCATCAAGGTCAGCATCTTCAGCTTTCATCTCTTCGGAGATGGCTGTTCTGCGCTCTTTAATGCCATCAGCATCGAGAGCCTTAATCTCTTCTAAAGTCATGTTTATACCTCCATGAGTTTTAATTTCAGTGCTATAAGTTTGCGTGTCCGCTCCTCTGCGAGTTTTCTCTGGGTTTCCTCCAGCTCTTCTTTGATGATTCCATCGCAGAACGACCTCGCACTGATGCTTGTCCCGTCATTTGCCGGGACTGACACCGCTGACACATCATAAAGTTTGCCGATCTTGGTGATGAGCCTTGTTATCACTCTTTTGTTATCCACCATCTGACGGTCAACCTGTTCATCCGTCACGGTGAATGCAAAACTCATTTTGTCGGTGTAGCCGCCCTTAATCTCCTGATAGAGCTGGCGACCTATCTCCGTCCCACCTAAATCGGCTGATATAAATAACCCTCTCTCGTCCGTCCGCACGTTCAAGGTGTTATTTCTGATTCTTGCAAAAACATGCCCTCTATGGTCATACTGCATGATGACATCGCTCATGTCGGCACCCTCAAAGGCTCTTGAGTCCACAGCCTCCATGATCCGCATCTCGTCATCTTCCCAGAGGACATAAGGCTGATTGAATGTTGTCGCATAGCCTTCAACGACCATACTGTCGGTGTCAGCCGCCCTCATCTGCATCTCTCTGTACTGTATGCCCTTTTCAATTCTGGTCATCAATTCCTGATTCATCGTTGTTTACCTCATCAGCGTTTTTATACTCTCCCCGGACAGTCCGAACATCTCCGTCTTCCACGGGATCGAGATTCAATATTTCCCTCGCTTCGTTTATGGTGAAGATTCCCCTGTCCATGAAAAGTGCGATCATCTGCATTTTGTCTTTGTTGGACATATACTGCATCCTGTTCGCAGTAGCCATGACCATGTTCCCGTTTATCCTCTCATTCTTCGTGAAGACTATCCGTGAGAAGACATCAGAGAACTGTATCGCAAAGGGCTCGATGGCTCCCTCGTAGAATGCTCCCCACGCATCTCCGAGGAGCTTATTCTGGAGCACATCCTCATTTACTCCGAAGTAGTTGAAGACATTTGTCTGTATGAGCTTGCGCTCTTCGGGATCAACCTTATATGCACTGTAATTTATCTGCCGGATGTCATCGTAGGTGTTCGGGAATAACAATATCCCACCACCTTCAGTCTCCTTGCTGAAGTTTTCCCGGCTGAACCTCTCCCTCTCCTTCCTCAAGTCTTCAGAGAATGTGAAGTTGTTGACTTTTGCCATGAAGCGGAAGGTGTTGCTGTTCTTCACAGCCTCTCCGACTCCCTGATTCTGTAAATCAATGAGAGCCATTGTGTCGGTCAGTGCCGTGTTCGGTGTCCCGAAAAAGTCATCCTTGTACTGAAACTTGGTCATGATCCCGACCTCGTTCAAAGGCAGTGCGGCGATCTGTCCCGTCACAAACCTGTACCTGATCCATGGAGCCCCGTCCTCATCTTGGACGAGGCTCGTGTTGGAGGGTAATATGGGATATATGCCTGTGAGCTCTCCTAAAGCTCCGTAAATCGGTACGATAAAGGCAGTACACTGTATGTCGAGGATAGTTGACAGCCGATAAAGGAACTGTCCCCAGCTTTGGAACTCGTTCGGCTCCTCGGTGAGTCTCCTCTGTGTGGGCTTTTTTGATGTTCCCAGAGTCTGCACCTTGAGCTTTCCGATATGACGAGCCCTTGCATCTATTGCCGCCCTCACAAGCTCACTCTCGTATATCTGACCGCTCCATGTGGTGAACATAGGTGTGTAGCTGGTCAGAGTCTCAAAAAAGCTCGCCGCCTCTTTCTGTCTTGGTCTTTTGAAGATAAAATCGAATAATGACATAGCAGTTACCTTTTATTCGCTAATTGATGCCCGATGCTCTCATGCCATTTCTGCCTCACACAGAATGCATCTGACAGTGCCGCCATTCCATCAATGTGGGCTGTCGGGGACAGCTTCACGAGTCTGATCTTGTTGTTATCCGTGTCCAGCTTTATCGCTGAATTGAGAAAATGTATCTTTAACAGGTCATTGTCTCCGATGTGGACTCGACCTTCCTTGATGTCTCCCTCCATCTCCCGGAGAACGGGAGTCAAGTTTGTGCCCTGATAGACATCATCCATGTGGAACCCGTAAGTAGTCATGTCTTGAACTAAATACTGACTGTTATAACGGTCATATCCCACCTGAAGAGGCAAAATGTCGTATTTCTCCACCAGCTCCTTGAACCACAGGAAGCAATCGTTATAATCGACATAATGCTCCCCGGAGAGCTTCAAAAGCCCTCTCTGTATATATGCCCGATAGGGTATCTGGTCTCTCTCGATAGCCTCATCAAGTTTCTCTGCTGGAAGGAAGAACTTTGAAAAAACATAAAGCTCGCCGTCCTTCTCGATCAGCACACAGCACGATGTCAGGTCTGTCGTCATGGACAGGTCAATGCCGCCCACGCAGTATGATTTTCTAAAGTCCTCAAGCTTAAGGGCATCACCGATGCACTTATTTACATCCTCGGCGGCTATCCATGCCTGTGAACTGTTTTGTCGAATATTGCAGTATTTCGTAAGGAATTCTGTCTTTTTCGACAGGCTCTCTCTCGCAATATCTATCTGGTCGAGAATGAACTGCACCGTGATTGAGACACCCATCCCCGGCAGACTCTTTCGGAGCTCGTTGATGTCGTCCCATTTGTCCACATCATCGATGGTATAAAAAATAGGCAAGAGCCTTCTCTCTTTGCTCTCACCCATTAAAAATCTCGTGCCTCTCTTGAACAGCTCATCGTATATGCCGTCATTGACATATCCCCCGGAGCTGATCGAGAGTGTTATGGGCTCCTCTCTCGCTCCTGTGCCGGAAGTCATGACCTCATACTGTTTCAGACCTCTCTCTGCTGTCCATGAGCTCATCTCGTCAGCTACGGTCAGCATCGGATTATATCCATCTGCCTTCTTCTCCGAGAAGGCTATCTTTTTGATGACCGTGTTTGTCGAGTCGATTATATAGTCATATTTACGTTTTCTCGTCCTCTTGGCGAGATCAGGATTCTTGTCCTTCGTAAATTCAAACGCACTGAACACCAGATCGCTCTGGTCGAGCTTGGGAGCGATGCAATAAATCTCCGAGCCGAACTCCCCATCCACATAAGCTGTGTAGACGAGTATTGCCGCCGCCAGCAGAGTCTTTCCGCATTTCCTACCAACAAAAAGAGCGACTTCTGTGAACTGCCGCTTGCCTTTGTCGTCTACTATTCCATACAAACAAGAGATAAAAGCCTTCTCCCACAGGGACAGCTTCAGTGTCCCCGGAGCGAGCTTGCCTTTGTTATGTCGGCAGAAGGTCTCTATGAACTTTATCGCCCTGTTTGCCTTCTGCTGGTCGAACTTGTATGTGCCGTCTTGGATCCTGTCGATTATCAGCTCATACAACATCGACACCCATTTGCCCACCGTCTCGGAACCGTCTTTGATTTTCTGATAATATGCGAGGATATAGTTATCAGTCATCTAAAAACTCCGACAAACTGTCTGCACTCTCGACAGGCTTTGCGGATTTGATAATATTTATCAGTGTCGCCACGGTTCCATTTGCGGCAGATGATGTTTTGTTGTACTCGGTAAGCGCCGGATTGACAGCGATATTCTCCGAGCCTTTGACATTGGTCTTGGTTATCGTTGCCCCGTACTCGTCAATCTTCTCACTTAAATCCTTGAGAATGGTCATCTGTTTGTTGTACCGCTCAAGTGTGGTCTTGAAGAAATAATTGTCGGAGATTCCGAGCCGATCTGCTTCCTTCAGTATCTCCTTGACTTTAGCGTCAAGATTTTCCTTGGTTTTTTTCATTTTTAGCACTCTCCTAATTAGGTTTCTGGCTTAAAAATTAAATTTTCAATGTTTTAGAGCGAAAAACAAAAG